GTATTCACGGTATTGTCTGAACCTCCTAGTGACCTATCCAGTATCTCTAGTGCGACTGTAGATAGATTTAGTAGAGACAGCGATGATGGTGGTGTTAAGGTTAAGCCTGGTGATAAGGAAGAGAATCTTCAGTCCGCAGAACAAACATTGGGAATATATAAGAACCTAGCTATCAGTGGAGACAAGTCACCTCAACGAACTAATAGACAAGTTTCGTTATATCTACCTCTTGGTCTACAGTATCGTGATAATGTTGCATATGAAAATATGGATTTAGGCGCGTCAGGTGGCGCAGCAGAACTTGCCATGAAGAGTGGCGCAAGTGCTTTGGCAGCAATGATTGATACAGGCGCACAAACTCTTGCCGCTGGATTTAAAGGTTCTGCTGGTTCGGCACTTACAACACTTGGTGCGACTAAACTTCTTGCGAAAGTGCCTGGACTTGGAAATGAACTAGGTGGCGCATCAAAGGTTGCGGGTCGTGTGACAACCAATCCGAACACACGAGTTTTGTTCAAACAAGTCAATCTCCGTCAGTTCGCATTTACATTTAAGTTTATTCCTACATCACAGAAAGAAGCAGAAGAAGTCAAACAGATTGTCAAGTTCTTCCGCACAGAGTTGTATCCAGAAGATATTGAGATTGATGTTGGACAATCAAAACTATCGGTTGGTTATAAGTTTCCTAACAAGTTTGCGATTGATGTTGTCTATGATGGTGAAGAAGTGGCCACAAAAATCAAACCATGTTATCTTCGTGACGTTGGTGTAACATATAACAACACCGCAATGTCGATGCATTCGGATGGTAACTTCAGCGAAGTCGAGATGACTCTCTCATTCCAAGAAACAAGAACACTCAACAGAAAAGATGTTGAGGAAGGTGGATTCTAATGACTACCAAGTATTTCAGTAACTTCAGTCTTATTAACTATAGATTTGGTGATAATGAAGACCCAGTATTCTTCAATAAACTGAATCAGTATGTTGACCTCATCGATTCGGTCAAGAATGAAGTAACATTCTATAACAAATATACTGTCACATCTGGAGAGAGCGCTGACACATTATCATATAAGTTATATGGAACAACTGATTACTACTGGACATTCTATCTGATGAATGACCATGTTCGTATTTCTGGTTGGCCAATCGCATCATATGATATTCTTGACATCGCAAAGGAAAAGTATCCATATCGTATGGTTACAACAAATAGCAACATCTCAGAGAACTTCCCTGTTGGTCAGGCAGTTATAGGACAGACAAGTGGCACAACAGGAACTATTGTTCGCAAGATTCCTGACTTGGGTCAAATGGTGATTGACACTGGCGAAGAACCAAACACAACAAACTTTGGTCAGACAGAAATTGTATCATACACCGACCCCGATGGTAATCTACAAACGATTACGTTGATTAAAGAATCTACACAATATGATGCGGTTCATCATTATGAAGACGCAGACGGTGTATGGCAAGACTTGACAATCTACGACTTTGGAAATCCTAGTTCATCTTGGACACCTATCACATATCGTGATAGACTTGAAGCGAAGAACGACGAACTAAAAGAGATTATCGTCATCCGACCAGACGCAATCGAAAAGGTTGTGTCTGAGTTTAACACATTCATGAAACAAAGAGTATAACTGAATGGCACAATCACAACAATATAAGATTGTTGAAGCGACGATGGCTGCCGACAGATTGGGTGGATTTAATATCAACTCATTCGATTTACGGTCACTGATTGCGGAACTCAATATCTTTGAGTCTCTTGACAAACCATATCTAACTGGGTCAGTTTCAATCCTTGATGACAAAGCAATCTTTGATGCGATTCAGTTTCAGGGAACAGAAAGACTTCGCATCAAAATGGCATCAGTCGAAAATGAACTAGATGTTGTTTTCGAAAGAACATTTATGATGACAGGTATTGAGAGAGTCAGAAAGGCGAATGCCAACGCAAAGTCTAGTATGTATCTCTTTACTCTTATCGATGAACATGCGTTTGTGGGTCGTATCAGAAAGTTTAGTAAATCTTATGAGGGTAGTATTCAAACTATCATCACTAAGATTATGGCGAATGAGTTTGGAAAGAACATTGACCTATCATATTCGGTGGGTGCGCCAGGCGTTCAGACAGATATCAAATGTATTGTTCCTAATCTGACACCACTACAGGCCGTGAGTTGGTTGACATCAAGAGCATCAACCGAAACGGGTTCTCCGTTCTTCACCTATGCGTCTATGCATGATGATAACATTCGTCTAGGTAATCTGGACGTGATGTTACAACAAAAAGCATTCAATCGAAAACTTCCGTATACTTACAATCCATCCAACGTATCTATCGCAGAAGGTCAGTCAGAACTAGAGAAAACATTTACGATTAAACATCTACGTGCTGGTAGTATGTCCAACACACTCAAACTTATTGAAGCTGGTGCGGTGACATCTAAATACTCTAACACAAATCTCAACACAGGTCAAATCTTTTCTCAACGACATAGTATTCGTAAGACACTAGAGAATCTACAGAACAAAGAGATTATTGGTGATAAACAGAATGTCTTTGATGGCGACTTCTTTGTTGGTGACCAACAGATTGATTTGTATGACGCACAAAGATATCATACAGTTACATCAACAGGCACATATGGTAGTTACAAAAGTTACAATGATGAGTTTGATGAGACTAAGTTCAGAAAGAAACTTGAACCAAGTGCGTTGAAGAATCATCTTCACAAGAACACATTGAATGTTGTTGTTGAGGGTGCTGGTTTTATTGTTTCCAAAGCAACAGTTGGTGATATCGTTAATCTCAAAGTTGTCAATGATAACTCAATGACCGAAAATGTAAACAATGAAGATGATGTCCTAGATAAGAGAATGTCTGGTGATTTCATCATTTATGATACACGACACACATTTCAGGGGACACAACACAGTGTTAGTATGAATGTGTGTAAACTGGAGAGAATGGAATGATTCCTACAGAATACTATGGCGATAATACTCGTTGGTTTATCGCAACGGTTGTTAGTGCTGCTGCGCCTGTTGGATATGAGGGTCGTGTAAAGATTCGTATTCACGGCATACACAGTGAATCCAATCTGGATATTCCAGAAAAGGATTTGCCGTGGGCTCAGTGTGTTCTACCGACAACCGAAGGTGGTGTGTCTGGTATTGGTCGTATTCCTCGTTTGTTGCCGAGTGCGTTGGTATTTGGTTTCTTTGTGGATGGTATCAACTCACAAACACCAATCATTATGGGTTCATTACCACACATCGAACTTCCATCAGATATTCAACTGGGTCAACCAGAAGAAGATGTTGGTGAAGAGAAACCAGAAGGTTTCTTCAATAAAGTATCCGCATTCCTTAGTAGTTTTGTGACCGAAGATATTCGTAATGATGATACGGGCGGTCTTGTAGGAACGATTCTTCGCAACAGACAAAAAGTCTGTATTCAGTTCTTTCTAAATCTTGGATATACAATAAATCAAGCCATTGGTATTACAGCTGGATTGTCTACTTCGAGCAGAATGATGACGGGTCGTGATGGTATCGCAAGTTGGGGAGATGAGAGATACAAGAACCTTAAAACATTCTCTAATGACTATCTTCTTTTCACAACACAACTACAGTTTGTAGCATATGAGTTGAGAGGTCTTGAGAATGCCGCAAATATTCGTTTGTTGAATACCGAGAACCTTGAGGGTAGAGATGGGTCTTGTGAGGTATTTGTAAAATACTATCTAAGAGAGAAGAAGAAAGTGTTTGTCAAAAATACTGAAAGAACTGCGAAACGATTGAAGGATAGATTGTAATGGCGTTAGATAAAGACGATTTAAATAATGCTCTGAAGAAAGAACAAAGAGTTGCTGTTGTCGGTGTTCAGAAAAAACAATACAAGTATGTGACGACACAGGGTGTTGACGAAGATGGATTCAGTTATACACTTACTCAGAGAGTCGAGGTAAAACCAGGCGAGTCTCTATCTTCTGTTGCTGGTAAGACACAGAAACAAGCAGAGGAGACATTCGCGAAGAAAGCAACCAAAGTCGGTAAGGAAGACGGTGAAGTTCTTGGTGGTGTAAAAAGTCTGGGTAAAGAGAATATCTCACCTAAAGAAGTTACTGACACTTCTGTGGGACAGATTACTGATAAGGTTGGTGGATTAACGGGGACAAAGACTCCTTCGGCATCTCTTGGTTCTCTCACTGGACTACCTGCACAGGTCGCGGGGGATAAAGCAAAGAGTGGTATTGTCGGTATTGGTTCTGGGTCACCTACGGGTGTCGCATCTCTGGTGGCCGCTGGTAAAGATAAAAAAGGAGACCTTGCAACAGAAGTATCAGACTTTGCTACGGGTATTGCTGATGCGGGTGAGTTGAGTAACATTCAATCGAGTCTTCCCGAAGTTGATTTCGGTGACCTCACAGATACAGTAAAGGATATAAGTCCTATCTCAAGCATCACTGGTAAACTGAGTGATGTTGTTGATGGTGTTGTAGACGCAACAGGTATTGGTGGATTGACATCAAAAGCGACATCATCTAAGAATGGTCTAAGTTTCTTCAAGGACGCAAAGAGTCTGGTGTCAAGTTCATTGAGAGATGTGTCATCTGCAATCAAAGATACAAGTAGTGCGATTGACAGATTTACATCAAGTCAAACAAATAAGTTTAATAAGGGTCTTCAGTCAGGATTTCTTCAAAATGTCAGTGAGACAATCACGGGCGCAGCAAAGGGTTTTATTGCAACTATCGTGCCAGGCGGTGTGTCACTTAATGATGATGAGTATGCCGAGACATTTGCACAACTTACAGTAAAAGATGATAACGAGAAAACTAAGGCTGTAAAGAATCTCACTGTAAAATCACCAAATGTCAGTGATAGAATGAAGGGTGTTGTCAGTAACACAAACGCATCATCCGCAACAGAGTTACAAGAGAAGGTTGTAACAGAGGCAAAGAGACAAGGTATTCCACAAGAGGAGATTGATGTTGCGACTGATGAGATTGCCACAATCGATACTGTGGCGAGTCAACTTGATACAACTATTGGTGGAACACTGGTTGTTGATGCAAAGTTATTTGATGATGGTGTTCCTATTTCGGACAACAACCAGAAATGGTCGGGTCGCACAAGTCCTGATGATGTATTCACCTATGTCTCGTCTGTTGAAGAACTTGATACCGAGTTTGCCAAAGTATCGCGTGATGTGACAGAAGTTGTCATTCATGCTACCGAAACATATACCAATAAGAACATCGGTGCTATTGAAATAAATAACATTCACAATGAACTAGGACATGATGGTATTGGTTATCACTATGTGATAAGACGTGATGGCAGATTACAACGTGGTCGTCCAGTGAACAGAAAAGGTGAACATGCGCCAGTCAATGACCATGATACATATTCTATTGGTATTGTTATGGTCGGTGGTCTTGATTCCCCGTCTGGTTCTGCATCACCAAAAAGGTCAGGACATACATTCACGAGAGCTCAGTTCACTACCCTTGAACGTTTTATTAGTTCTTTCTATCGCAAGTTTCCAGGCGGTCAGGTCTTTGGTCACAATGACATTGATGTGAATGAACTCGACCCATATTTTGATGTTGTTGATTATGTTGAATCTATCTTCCGTAAGAAGAATAAGGTTACAGACCCACTCACAAGAGGCCCACTCACACCAGTTGAGATTATCAAGGGTGCAACATTTATTCCAAAATCTCAACGACTGGAAGAAAGAGAAGATGTTGCGTTTGAGTTAGAAAATACTGACGACATTGAGATTGAAGAGAGACAATCAAATGTATTTGAACGCCCACCGAAACCAGAGGGTTTTCCAAAAGAAGAAGAAGATGGAACAATCTATGATTACGAATGGGATGATGAGTCTCGTAAATGGGTTCAGTCGATAGACTATTCAAACGTAAAAGAAGAACAAGATGTAAGAGCGGTCTCTGATGTAGAGAAACAGATTGCAGGTCTTGAATCAAAAAGAACATACCTACAAACAAGACTTGATAGTGGTAAAGAGACAACAAGGTCAGAGATTTCTCTTGAGGGTAGAATCAAACGTCTTGACAGACAGATAAACAATCTAAAGAAAACAACAAATGTCAACTCACCAACCACGACTAAAGTATATGGCGTTGAAGACTTTGACGAGGACTTGTAATGACTACTAAAAAAGATACACTTGAACTGAGAGAAAAAGAACTAGGTTCTGGTCAAGAACTCACGGTTGGTGTGCCAGATAATGGTATGCAGAACGCATCGGGTGATTTACCCAAACGTGACTACAACTATGGGTCATCACTAAACAAGGTTGCTGTTGGTCAGAAGGTCAACAAACTTTATACGGCTGGCGGCGATGTTGGTGTTCCTCTGAACATTGCTCCACAGAGACCGTCCCAGTATCCTTGTAATCAGATTGATGAGACACCATCTGGTCATAGTATTGAGTTTGATGATACGCCAGGCGGTGAACGAGTGATGATTCGTCACCGTAAGGGTGCGGGTATTGAGATGAGAGCAGATGGTTCTGTTGTAATCTCTGCCACAAATAACAAAGTAGAGGTTACAGGTGGTGACCAAACTGTCATCGTAGAGGGACACGGTAATCTCATCTATAATGGTAATCTGAATCTAAAAGTGTCAGGTGACTTCAATGTAGATGTTGGTGGCAACTATAATGTCAATGTTGCGGGCAACCAAGTAGAGAACATCAAACGTAATCATAAGACTACTGTAGAAGAGAACTCCCATTATATCACCAAAGGGACGAAGAACACCAAGACAGTCGGAACACACACTGACATCATGTTAGCAGATAATAATCAGATTGTCAATGGCAATCAACAGAATGTTGTTGAAGGTAATGTTGACTTCTTCTCGGAAGAAAAGATTTTCATCTCTGGTAAAGAACAGTTTGCGGTCTCTGCAAAAGTTGCGAACATTGCGGCCGCTAAACAAATCTCTGTATTTGGTCAGAAAGGTGTTATCGGTGGTAAAGAGGTAGACTTCACTGGTAAATCTTATTATGGTAGTAAGGGTGAAGAAGAAGCGGCATCTAATGCAATCTTTTGGGGAACATTCAAAGGTGTCGCAACAGAAGCGATTCGTTCTGTCAATGCTGATAAAGCGGCATTTGCTGAAGTGGCAGACCTCGCACACTCACAGTCATATGGAGAAGCACTCACATCTGGTTCTACAGTTGGTGATACTGCAACATTACACTCATTATCACAAGAAGATATTTCTGGTCAAGACGCACCTATCACCCCTGACCTCGTTGTTGACCACACACTCAATGGGTCGTATGCGATTCAGACTGTGGTAGTTGATGCTGATGATGTATTGAAGAATAGTCTAAACATAGAAGAGAAATACAACTTTGTTTTCAGAACAACGCCAACGATGCAGGAGATTCGTTCTGCGTTCAGAAATGAAGATTCTAGAAACACTGTGTCTGACCTTCTTGTATCAGAGGGAAGACTGAATCCAGATTACAAGAACATTGTTCCGCCTGCTATCGGTAGAACTGTGAGTAAGAAGGCATCTTCAAGATATGGTTACACACCTATTGGTAATGCACTTGAGAATAGAGGAAAGAGATTTACACCATGATGATATTAGTAGACCCTATTTACAATCCTGAGAATCAGGAGACAATCACGTCTGCGACCAAACTTGGGCCAGGCATTACGATTGCGAAGTTTCTGGGTGCATATGGCGACAGAACATCATTCAATCATGTTGAGTTTGATTTCACTCGTAGACAGATTGCTCGTAACCTATATCTTCATGCAGAAGCAATGCGAGTAATCAATGGAAACACAGACATCTTTAATGATGTTCGTCTGATTGTGAGTGAAGGTTTGTATAGACGTAACCTTTTGGTAGATATTCTTGATACAAATATGGAAGACAAAGCATTTGGTCGTCTTGTATACTATCAAGTCATTGGTCGTGATGGTAAGATTGACTTTGAGAAGACATTTGAGGTCGCTGAGTATTGGAAAGATTATATCAACTTTGATACACTATATCTTGATTATGACTCATATAATCCAGATGGAAGTCTGACAGCACAGATTGGATTGAAGTTCCCTGAAGTATCTGCGACATTTGATGTGAACTTTGAGAACAACATCGAGACATGGTATAATAATTTTCTACAGAGTAGAGATGAACTTGTAGAAATACGAGAAACTGAATAAAAAAGCATATAAATAGAGTTATGACTAAAAGAGCATTTGCACAAGAAGACGGTAATCTCAACACGGCGACTATTGAAACAAGTCGTCTTCGTGAGTATGTTGACGTTGACCTATCGTTTGCAGTTAAACCTACGAGTGGTGAAATCTACAAGAAGAATGATGCCGCATCCGTAAAACAAGCAATCAAGACACTTGTCTTGTGTAATCGTCTTGAGAAACCATTCCGTCCAGACTTTGGTGGTAACATCAGAGCTCAACTCTTTGAACTGGCGGATAGAGGTCGTGATTCTATTATTAAGAATGACATTATTTCTACGATAAGAAGATACGAACCAAGAGCAGAAATTTTAGATGTAATAGTAAATCTACAGGCAGATAGAAATAGTCTTAGTGTAACAATAAGATTCAAAGTGGTAAACACAACAGAAGAAGTCGAACTTACCACATCACTAGCAAGGTTAAGATAAAATGGCAACCACAATCAAATCAACAGCACTCGACTTTGATGCAATCAAGAATAACCTGAAGACATTCCTTGAGGAATCGGGTGAGTTCAATGATTATAACTTTGAAGCGTCTGGTCTTTCCAGTATTCTCGATGTTCTTGCATACAATACGCACTACAATGCGTTGACTGCTAACTTTGCCTTGAACGAATCATTTCTTGGAACTGCACAGTTGCGTAGTTCTATTGTTGCTTTGTCAGAGGGTATTGGGTATATTCCTGACTCAAAGACTGCATCACAATCAATCGTAAGACTATCCATGAATCTGAGTTCTGTGCCTGGTCGTCCAAATGAGATTCAAATCGATGATGGTTTCAAGTTTAACACTACGGTTGATGAGACCGACTACGTATTCCAAACAATCGAAGACCTCACTGCGGTAGATGATGGTTCGGGTGTTTATAACTTTACTGATGCATCTGGTAGTAGAGACATTAAAATCTATGAGGGGACTAATAGAACAAAGACATTTGTTGCATTGAAGGCAACCGATAACCCTGTCTATATTATTCCAGACAAGAACTTGGACATCGAAACTGCGGTTGTTCGTGTATACGAAACTCCCTCATCGTCATCATTTATCACATATTCAAATCTGACAACCGCAAACGTTATTAATGAGAACTCAACCCTTTATATTCTGAAGGAAGCACCAAATGGTTACTTTGAGTTGTCGTTTGGTAACGGGGTAACGTTGGGTCAAGCCCCTTCTGCGGGTAGTAAGATTACTCTTGATTATCTTTCGGTTGCTGGTGCAAGTGCTGATACTGCCGCAACGTTCTCTCCACAGAATCAAGTATCGGTCAACGGAAACGCATATAGTGTGACAGTATCAACACAAGCAAACTCTGTTGGTGGTGGTAACAAAGAAACTGTTGAATCGATTCGCAAGAATGCTCCATTTCAGTATGCATCACAGAACCGTATGGTCACGGCTGTTGACTACTCCTCCCTTGTTCTGAAGAACTTCTCAACACTTATTAAAGACATTCAGTCATATGGTGGTGAAGATGCGCTTGAACCAGAATATGGAACAGTGTTTATGTCAGTTCTCTTCAATGATGATGTAGATGCGGTAACCATTCAGTCAACTAAGGATGCGATTCAGGAACTTGCGAAACAGTTGTCTGTCGCATCGTTTACGCTGAAGTTTGATGACCCTATTAAAACATTCATTGAAACACAGACATTCTTCCAGTTTAATCCTAACCTGACTACATTGTCTCGTAACACGATTCAAGATAATGTTAGAACAACTATTGAGGGTTATTTTGATACTAATACAGGCCAGTTCAGTCAGTCATTTAGACGTTCAAATCTTCTAACCTTGATTGATGATGTTAGTCCTGCGATTCTTTCGTCTCGTATGACTGTCAAAATGCAGAGAAGGTTTACTCCAACATTGAATACGGTTCAGAATCATAAGTTAAGATATGCCGCAACACTTGCCCAACCAGATGATGTAAACTATGTCATTACATCGGGCGCTTTCACATATCAAAATAAAGCGTGTATTATTCGCAATAAACTGAACTCCAACAAACTTGAGGTCTTCAACACAGAGGATAATATTGTCGTTGTAGATAATGTCGGTGACTATTCGGGAGATACTGTAAACATTGTGGGTCTTCAGGTAGATGCGCTTATTGGTGCGAATAACTTCATCAAGTTGAGTGTAACACCAGCAAACCAAAGTGCGATTACGCCATTCAGACAGGATGTTGTTGAGTATGACTTATCTCGTTCATTCACACAAATCGTTGATGTTGAGCCTGGGGTTACGAACTAATGTCTCATAAAAATGATGATACACTAAAGGATGTCAATCGCAGAGAGATTGCGATTATAAAACATAAGGTCAAGGAGGTTCTCCCTGAGTTCTTTCGCACGGAATATCCTAAGTTAATCACACTCCTTGAACAATACTATGAGTTTGAAGACACCGATGAATCACCAAGTAGATTGATTCACGACCTGTTTTATGCGAGAGACATTACACAAACAGACCTCAGTCTTCTCTCATATATCGAAGATGAACTACTTTTGGGTCAATCATACTTTGAAGGATTTACTGATAAGAGAGCGGCCGCAAGATACTCAAACACATTGTATCGTTCAAAGGGAACGAAGTATTCAATTCAACAATTCTTTAGAACCTTCTTTGGCGTTGACCCTGATGTAATTTACACAAAAGAGAATGTATTTAAGGTCGGTGATGAGATTGGATTCAATAGTCAGAAGTTTCTGACCGACAATAAATTGTATCAACAGTTTGCCATTCTGGTTAAATCAGATATTGCGTTTAGTGAATGGAGAGAACCATATAAACTCTTTGCTCACCCTGCTGGCATGTTCATTGGGTCAGAGGTTCAGATTGTTACGAGTGTGACCGACACACTTACCGCTCCAACGGTTATTCCTGCTGACCCACCACCAATATCAATTGAGGCTACTGCTTCATTTGGTGAGTTTGCTGTAACAGATTTGACCGCATTGGTAGACGACATATATACAGATTCGGATGGCGTATTGAGTAGAATTAATCCAGAACTAGCAAACATCGAAAATTTCTCACTTGATACTATTGAAACTATCAATAATCAATACTCAACCTTGCGTGAAGCACAAACTGCTACTTCACCAACATTTGATGATTCGGATGAAGTTGGAACAAACGGTATGGACTTGTCTAACGACCTGTTCTTTGAGACGATTGACCAAGACAAACATGGTTGGTATAGTGCGGACTCTGACCAATACATAAAAAGTTTCACCCTCTAACCGATAAACCTTATAAATAGTTAAAATAAACGGGACTATAAAATGGCAAGACAGACATTAAACAGAGGAACAACAGCGAATGACGGGACGGGTGATACCCTCCGCACGGCTGCCCAAAAGATTAATGAAAACTTCTCGGAACTCTATCTGACTATCGGTGGTGATAGTGCGGTAACGAGTGTTACTCTGATTGAAAGTGGTGTATCCTTTGAGGGTTTGACCGAAGATGATTTTGAATTGATTCTTGGATTGGATTCAGAACCTTCTAGTGATTTAAAACTCTTACTACCAGTTGCTGCAAGAAACAATGATATTGTCACTCTAAACGAGACAACACAAACTCTTGCTCGTAAGACATTAGAGTCTCCAATCATCACAAATGATTTTTCTATTGCGGATGTCACGGGTGACCATGCCTATGGTGTTGTTGCTAGTGAGTTATCTTCAAATGTTGATGTTGAATTACCAGCATTGACTACTAGCGACACATTTGTATTTGCGAATGCGACACAGACACTTACCAACAAAACGATTGATGGATTGAATCTCAATAATCCTACTCTTGGTGGTATCGCAAATGGTTCAACTTTCTTTGATAGTTCCAGTAACGAATATATTCAGTTCAGTAAGACCGCAGCTGCGGTAAACTATATCACACTAGCAAACGCTGCGACAGGTAATGCTCCGACCATTGATGTTGATGGTGATGACACAAATGTAAGTCTGAACCTCGCATCAAAAGGAACGGGTGGGATTACATTTAAGAACAAACTTGTTTTGGAAAAAGGAACTGATGTTGCGTCCAGCACCGCAGTTGACCTAACCGAACCACTTACAGTATTTAATTCAGGTAGTCTCATCTCACCTACGATTGGTGACGGGACTACTCAAGGCGAGACTAAATACTTCATCAATGTGAATACTGGTGAAACAAGACTTACTCCATCTGGCGCATCAACAAACATCTTTAGCGTTGATTCGGGTAATGGATTTATTAGTTTTGATGAGGGTGATGGATGTCAACTCATCTGGAATAGCACAAACAGTTTATGGTATATCGTTGCGAGTAACGGCGTAACAACAGGGTAATAAAAAATGGCAATCGTAACAAATAGAATTAAAAAACAGGTAATCTCAGATATTGTAACGGACTTTTCTGACTCCGACAATAACTACTTTGCGGCGATTGGTCGTTCCGAAGATTGGAATGATTCCGATGTTGCTCCAACAATCACAAATACGCAAAAAGAAGATAGAGATTTCCGTCTTGGTGTTCAATCAGTCAAGAAAATCATTGACCAGAGTTTTGTTGTTCCCCGTTACAACTGGTCATCTGGTGCGGTTTACTCTGCGTATGATGATAATCAAGTTGGGTATCCGTCACAATCATATTATGTGATGAACGATAACAACCAAGTTTATATCTGTCTACAACAATCAAAGAACGCATCTGGTGTGTCTCAGGTTTCAACTGTTCAACCTTCGGGTAATACGACAGGGACACCTTTTGAGACTGCTGATGGTTATGTGTGGAAGTTCTTGTATTCCATCGGTGCGTTAGACGCAAACAAATATATTTCGGCTAACTTTATTCCAGTTCAGTTTATCACTTCAACCGACTCTGACTCTCCTGCTTCTGATATTGAACAAGAGACTGTTCAGAATAACGCTATTATTGGTCAAGTTGTTGGTTATGCGATTGACTCTGGTGGTGCGGGTTATTCTGCTACTCCGACAATCACAATCTCTGGTAACGGAACGGCCGCAAAAGCAGCTGCTTCTATTTCAGGTGGTCAAGTTGTAAAGGTAGAAGTTATTGATAGTTCAGGAACACTGACCTTTGGTTCAGGTTATGACTACGCAAAGGTTAATTTGACGGGTGGTGGTTCACCAACCAAACCAGCATCAATTCGTCCTATCCTCTCAACACCTCTTGGTATGGGCGGTGACCCACGTGATGACCTTCGTTCAACTTCTATTATGTTCAATGCGAAACCAGAAGGAACTGAAGCTGGTGACTTTATTGTAGGTAACGACTTCCGTCAAGTGGGTTTGATTAAAAATATGGAACTGCCTGATAGTGATGCGAAGTTTACCGAAAGCACTGGTATCGCATTGAAGAAACTGGTTCTATCATCTGTAACGACAGGATTCACTGCGGATAATACAATCGAGGGTGGCACATCAGGTGTGAAAGCATTGATTGACCGTGTTGACTCGTCTAACATCTGGTATCACCAAACTGAAGTAACTGGTTTTGGTAACTTTGACTCTGGTGAGAGTATCAGTGAAACTGATGGTTCTGGTGCGGGGACATTGAATGCTTCGTTTGCTCCATATGTTGACCCTGAAGTAGATACCTTCTCAGGAGAAGTCCTATATATTGATAACCGTGCGTCAGTCACTCGTTCATCCGAACAAACTGAAGATATTAAAATCGTAATTCAAATTTAAGGTAGTAACCGATGGCCAACACATTTACATCGAATGTATTTTCTTCCACTTATAAGGATGATTTTGTAGATAGTGATAACTATCATCGCATTCTGTTCAACAGTGGTCGTGCGCTACAGGCACGAGAACTTACGCAGCTTCAAACAATCATTCAAGAAGAGATTGGTAGATTTGGTCGTAACATCTTTAAAGATGGAGCATCAGTAAATCCAGGCGGGCCAACAATCACTAACGATTATGAGTTCGTAAAACTCAATACATCCGTCAATACACTACCTGCCACACCAAGTGATTTGGTTGGTGTGGAACTGACTGGTGGAACATCAACTGTTAAGGCTCGTGTTCTTGAGGTTGTAGAAGCAACAGGTGGCGACCCAGCAACAATCTATGTTCAGTATACAAATACATCAGGTGGTGCGGTTGGTGCTAACCCTGTTCGTTTTATTGCGGGTGAAGACCTAACTGGTGGTGGTGAAACACTTACCGTTCAAACAACAAACACTGTTGCCAATCCCGCATTTGGTAGAGGTGCGAAGATTGCGAATGGTGCGGGGGACTTCTTTACTCGTGGCCACTTTGTTTTTGCTCCAGCACAAGAACTTATTCTTTCTAAGTATTCACAGAATCCTACAAAGGTTGTTGGTTTCAAAGTAACCGAAGACATTGTAACAGTTGCTGATACAGACGTATTATACGATAACCAAGGTGCGACACCAAACTTGTCAAGTCCTGGCGCAGACCGTTATCGTATCAAACTCACCCTCACGACTCAAGACCTTGTTGACTCTGACGAAAACTTTATCTTCTTCTGTAATGTTGTAGATGGTGAAATCGTTGACCAAGTAACAGGCACAGACGATTATAATAAAATCAACGAACTACTTGCGGAAAGAACAAAAGAAGAGTCTGGTAACTACATCGCAAAATCATTTGAGGCTGACCTATCTGATTCTGGTGATAATCTAATCATCACGGTATCTGATGGTGTCGCATATGTAAATGGTTATCGTGCGGAAACAGAGACTCCAACGAAACTTGTTGTCCCAAAACCTCGTTCTACTGTAACAAACCAAAACGAAGTGGTTGGTATCAACTATGGTCAGTATTTCATCTGTGATGTTCTCAAAGGTAATCTGAATGTCTCTGAGTTTGAATCAGTCAATCTGCGTAGTGCGGTCACTCATGGTGGTTCTACTATCGGGACAGCAAAGGTTCGTTATGTAGAAGAGGATGGTGCGAACTTCCGTGTCTATCTCTTTGACATCAAAATGAACTCAGGTCAAGTCCTGCGTAACGTAAAATCTGTTGGCACAAGCACAACTGATTATGCGGACATTCTCCTTGAGAACAGTAAAGCAGTAATCAAAGAATCAACAAAAGTCAATATGGTGTTCGCTACACCAAATCCACGTCCTAAAAATATCACGGACGATGACTTTGAGGTTCAACGTATTCGCACAGGAACATCAAACGGTTCTGGTTCATTGACCCTTTCATTGGGCGCAACAGGCGAAACCTTTGTAAATACAGGTCAGTGGATTGTCACCGATTCTTCGGGTGATGTGGTTGCGTCTCCTTCTATCTCAGGTTCAGGAACGAACTCAGTAGATATTACTGGTCTACCCAACTCTCAAGCAGTTACGGTATATTCTAAAGTCAACAAAGCACAACCTTCGGTTCGTCAGAAAACTCTGGTTGAAACAACATTCAGTGGTGCTGTTGAGTCTGATGGTTCAGGCACGAAATATGTTGACCTTCACGCGACAGACATCTATGATGTATTGTCAATCAAACAAACTGACTCAGATGGTTCAGACCTCTCAAGTAGATTTACTGTTGACAACGGTCAACGCGCTGGTTACTATGCGAATGGTCGTCTGGTTCTTGATGGTGGTGCTACTGCTCCAAGTGGTTCTGTATTCACACGATTCAAACACTTCACACATGGTGCTGGTGACTATTTCTCTGTAAACTCATACACTGGTCAGGTTGACTACGAAAACATTCCTTCATTTAGTATTGGGCCAAGAACATCGGTCAATCTACGTGATGTGATTGACTTCCGTTCATCGGTTGACTCTGATGGCACATTTACTGGTTCTGGTGCTGCTCTCAATGAAGTTCCGACAAACGGTGATGTGTTCCAAGGTGACATTGAATACTATCTGCCACGTGCTGATAAAATCGTTGTTACAACACAAGGTGTGGTCAAAAACATCCAAGGTGAGGATGGATTTGCTTCACAGATTCCATCAACACCAGAAAATACACTTTCTCTCTTTGAGTTAGAACACAACGCATATGGTCTGAATGACTCGGATACGGTTGTCACTCCTGTTGAATCAAAACGTTTCACTATGAGAGACATCTCAAACCTTGAGAAACGTATTGACAAACTCGAAGAAGTGACTTCATTGTCATTACTTGAAGTTGATACATCTGCTCTGTTGGTTCTAGACTCTGCGGGCAACCCAAGAACAAAATCTGGTTTCTTTGTAGATAACTTTGCGGACAGAAGTTTCTCTGACGCACAGAACTCAGAGTATCGTGCTGCGATTGACCCGTCAAGAGGTATTCTCCAACCACAGACAGTTGAAGAGAATGTCACTCTGAGATATGACTCAGCCGCATCGTCTAATACGATTCTGAAAGGTGACACAGTATTCCTAAACTACACACATAAAGAAGCAATCACACAGACCAAAGTGTCTGGTGTAGAGAACGTAAACCCATTTGCGGTTATCACGGGCGAAGGTAACATCACACTTTCTCCTGCTTCGGATGAGTGGTTACAAACCAAGTATTCTCCTGCGAATGTTATCAATAAGACTGCTACAGAAGAGTTGTCAGACATCAATGAAGGTAATCTTGCTCTCGGAACTGCGAGACAAAGAGGTTTCAATCAGTGGAGATGGTCGGGTATTCCATTTATTCCACTCTTTGGGTTTGGTATCTTTGGTGGTCTAAACCTCTTCGGCGGTTGGGCTGGTGCTGGTCTCTGGAACTGGGGTGGTGTAACTACTAATAACGACATCACACTGAATAGCACACGCAGAAGTGGTCGTAACATTACTCGTCAGTATTCACAACGTATTGTTGTTGGTAATAGAACTGTTCGTAAGGTCACTGGTGATAGAACCGTATCCTTGACATTCTTGCCATATATTCGTTCACGTAAAGTATTCTTCCGTGCGGAAGGTATGCGTCCAAATACCAAATACTTCCCATTCTTTGATGGTGTTGCTGTTGATGACTTTGTTCGTGAAGAATCATTTGATAGATTCTCTAGTTCTACGAATGGCGGCGCGAAGTATGGTAACGCATACAGAAACTCAACATCTCACCCAGAGGGTTCTTCAGAGTTAGTATCTGATAATAATGGTAAGATTGCGGGTTCATTCTTTATTCCGTCTAACTCATCCACACGTTTCCGTGCGGGCACACGTGAGTTCAAACTTCTTGACATTAGTAAGAATGATGATAACGCATCACTGTCACGTGCTTCAATCAACTATGTCGCACAAGGCACACTGGATACAAGACAGAAGACTGTTACTTCAACTCGTATCACTCAGGTAAGAACACGTAGATGGACAGAGACACAACGAGTTCGTAATCGTGACCCACTTGCTCAGTCATTCCGTGTTACCGAACCGAATGGTATGTTCGTAACTAAAGTTCAGACCTACTTCAAAACAAGAGATGATGTGATTCCGATTGAACTACAGATTCGTCCGATGGTAAATGGTGCGCCTTCTGCTACTGAAATCATCGGTAATGCTGTGAAGTTCTTGAACACACCATCATCAGAAGTAAATCTTCCTGCGTCTCAAACGGCTGCTGGCGTTCTTGCCGCACCTACGACATTTGAGTTTGATGAACCAATCTTCTTGAATCCAAATACCGAATATGCTATCGTTCTGTTGGCAGAGTCAACAAACTATGAAGCATATGTTGGTGAAACATACGCATTTGAGTTGGGTTCAACCGAAAAACGTATCAACCGTCAACCTTCTATGGGTTCATTGTTCAAGTCACAAAACGGCACGACTTGGGAGCCAGACCAAACGAAAGACCTTGCGTTTAAACTGTTCAAGGCAGAGTTTGATACTGTGGGTGGTTATGCGGTATTTGAAAACGTTGACCTTGAAGACGAAGCCCTAGAAAACAATCCATTGTATGTTGATAGTGGTGACGCAACAATCACAACAGTTATTCCAAGTCACGGTTTTGATGTTGGTGATACAATCACCATTTCAGGTCTTGACTCTGCGACAACTTATAATGGTATTCTAGGAACAAGTATTCTTGGTTCAAGAACGATTACTGCGGTAGACGGGTTTGGTGTTACCTTTGAAGCAGATAGTTCATCAACATCTGCTGGTCGTTTTGGTGGAACAAGTATTGTAACAGACCGTCAGGTTCAGTTTGACTTGTGTATTCCAAACTTCACAACACTGATTCCAGATGATACGAATCTGTCATATAGTGCTAAGTTTACAACAGGTAAATCACTTGCTGCGATTAGTGGTTCACAGGTTCGTTATCAAAAAGACCCATCATATTCATCAGACATTATTATCGGTGACGAGAATGTATTCTCTGCTCCACGTCTGGTCGCTAAATCTGGTAACGAAACATCAGAACTTGGTGCGGGTGTTCGTTCAACAACATTCAAAGTTGATATGACAACAACTCGTGCGGATGTGTCTCCAATCATTGACGCACAAAGAGCATCATTGACTACGATTGGTAATCTGGTTGATAATCAAGCGGCATCGCCAGCAAGTGGTTTCAATGTCCCATTGAACTATGTTGAAGAGACAACAGCGTTTGGTGGTTCTGCCCTTTCTAAACATATGTCAACCGTATCAGTCCTTGAAGAGGCTGCGGTTGGTCTGAAAGTGATTGTGTCTGCGATTAGACCAAGTGGTTCAGACTTTGATTTATACTTTAGAACCGCTAACGATGGTGAAGACATCTTTGACATCGACTGGACACTTCAGTCACCAGAAACCACGGTTGCTCCAGATGGAAATAACTTCCGTGAGTATCGTTATCTGATTGGTGGTCAGGGTGGTGACGTTGCTGAGTTCACTCAGTATCAATACAAGATTGTAATGCGTTCCAATAACTCTTCTGCTGTTCCTGTATTCAAGGACTTTAGGTCAATCGCAATGGCAGTATAATGAAGAAGAACTTGATTATGGTGGAAGGTAGCAATGGTCTTGCTCGTGACGTAAATACGGGGGCGATTGTTAATATAAATAAAGAAGAGATTAATGCGGCACGAGAAGCAAAGAAAAGACGAAAGAACAAGGATGCGGAGTTCGAACAATTAAAGAATGAAGTTGGTGAAATGAAAGAACTTCTTAACAAACTGGTAGAGAAACTATAATGGCGACAAGTAAACCAACTATTACAAATATCGAAGATACCTTTACCACGCTGGTAAGTAATCTTAATACCGTGTCTCTCGATTTGGGTGCTACGGGTCGATTGACTACGAATGAAGATTCTGATGCGATTTCTGCTATCAATGAGTTGGAAGTTGCGGTTCGAGGAACTTCTAACAATCTCGTAGCGACTGATTTAACTGCGGGTGGTCTGACGGCTACTGACCTCACCGCCGCTGTTGTTGAACTTGATTCTGATATCGGTGCGAGACCTCACACCAACTTGACGACAACGGCAAAAACACTTACGGGTGCTATCAACGAACATGAGACAGACATTGGTTCTATGTCTCTTACAACAACAGCAACCGATTTGACTGCCGCAATCAACGAACACGATGCGGAACTTGGAACGATTACATCTGGTGCGATGGGAACTACTGCTTCAACGGTAAGCGGTGCGATTTCGGAACTGGATAGTGACCGTGATGTTCTGGTTGCGTTTGTTGAACCTACCCAAGCACTGACAACCACCGCAACCACTGTTGCTGATGCGGTCAATGAGTTGGATGCTGAGATTGGTAGTGAGACACTCACAACAACAGCAACCACACTTGCTGGTGCTATTAACGAACATGATACCGAAATCGGTTCGGCATCACTCAATACATCTGCGACAACTCTACGTGGCGCAATCAACGAACTCCATACAGAGATTGGTTCAACAGTTGATTCATCAGGTTCAGGCAACATTGTTGCATCTGATATTGGTGCGTCTCTGAGATTACTAGATAGTTCTGTAGGTAATTTAGACAATCTGACCTCAACGATTGCAGACCAATCTACACTTGTTGCCGCTATCAACTCAAACAAAGCGGCGATTGACCTTTTGGATTCTGATGGTGTTGTTGTCAATCAAACACTTGGTTCTCTGAATCTACTTGACTCCGATGGGTTTGTTGGTTCGGAAAGAGATAACTTTGTAAATGCACTCAACGCATTAAGGGCAGACATACCACTGATATTTGATGAAAACGGCACACAACTGAACTAAGGGCAATATAAAATGGCTATAGGAGTTCCACTAAAACTCAAAGACAGTGCCGATTATCAGGATTTTACATCAACCGAAGAAAATTATCTTGCATATCAAATTGGCGAATATCTTATCACTGGGGACAGTTCCAGTGTAGGTTCTCTTGCGCTTGATTCAAATGGTTCTAACCTACTAATCGGTAACTTCACAGACACCTCATATGATTCCGCAGTAGGAACAGGTGGGGACGGTTCATTCCTAACATTCACGACAGTCACCACACCTCTGAGAACAACTCTAGGAACATTGACAGTCGTTGATAGTGACTATCGTATTCCAATCTATCAATATGACAGTGATGGTCAAAAGATTATTCAAGAAGCCAAAGATTCGGACTTGACTGTTCTGGTTGACCGATTAAACTCTCGTATCTTTACATCTGATTATCTAGGTTCATATCGTCTTGGTTCAGCACCACCAAGCGGTGATTACACATTGAAACTCAATGATGTGATGACAGATACAAGAACCGATGGTAATTCTCTTCAGTATAACATCTATCAAAGAACAACTCAGACATCACCAACAAAGGTTCTTCCATTTTCAGTAAAAAGGTCAAATGGAGACAGTGGGGACTATCAAGGTCTTCAGTTGATGACCGACAGACAGATTCAACAGAGTCTCGGTCTGAAAGCAAGAAATAGACTTGGTGAATATTCAGATAACATTGGTAACTACAGACTTCTCAGTTCTGCCGCAGGAACACCAACGGATGTTGGTTTATCAGGAACTTGGGCATCACGAGGAACTGCTACAGATACTCGTCAGGCAATTGTTGATGCTAACTATACCAGAGGTCGTGTATCAACATATTCACGTTTGAGAGAGTCTAACTTTACTGACACATATACAAGAACTCGTTCAAGTGCTTACTCAGCAGATTATACAACGACTCGTTCAAGCGCATATACCGCAAACTATGTGACGACACGGACAAGCAACTACTCACTCGGTTTTGTTGGTAACTATATCGGTAACTTTACCAGAACTCGTCAAACAGACTTTACCAGAACTCGTAATTCTACATTTGATTATGTGGGTAACTATGTCGGGGACTTTACGGGCAACTATTCCAGATTGTTAGGATTTACGGGTAACTTTACTGGGAACTATGTGGGTGCGCAGAATTATTCTATACCATCAGATTCCACATTCACATATGATGTTACCATACCTGGCGGCAGCACAACCCCTACCAGAATATATACCTTTGAATTTAATGGTATTCAGACCAACCCCGCCGACAGTGTAGATATTTGGTGGAATGGTGTGAGGGTTGTTAATGGTTTTCCTATCCCAGAGGCCCAGCGAGTTCCAGCTAATAGTCAAACAACAACATTTAATTCAGTGACATCAGGTGGTTATACTTATTACAGAGGGCCTTTTAGAGCAAGTGACAGATTTGGCACGTTCAACATCGACCGCGGCGATTTCTTTGAAATTAGACGAACAAGAGTAGGAGAAGTTGCCTTTACCAGAGATTCAACCAGAAACTCACTCAGAACTTCAACTTACACCAGAAACTCCACACAGGACTTCCTTGGTAACTATACACGGACTTTAACATATACTGGTAACTACACTGGTGATTTCTTAGGTGAATATACATCGGACTTTACAAGAACAACTCCCGATGATTTTACAAGAGTTTTCATAGGTAACTATACTGGTGAGTTTACAAGAAATCGTGCGTCAACATATACAAGAACTCGCGGTAGCACATATATTGGTAACTATATTGGTAACTTTACGGGTGACTTTACGGGTAACTATGTGGGGAACTATGCGGGGAACTTTATAGGGAACTATGTTGGTGGTGCTACTTC